AAACATTACCGGCTGTGACATTGCCTGTTGCACTCACAGCACCGCCGGTTAAAACATTACCGGCTGTGACATTGCCTGTGGCACTGACTGTAGAATTGAACGCACTGGCCACATAGATACGCTCAAACCAGCTGCTTACGCCGCCGATATTGCCCAAAGCATTAGTTCCGGTCTTATTAATAGCCGGGGTGCTCACATTGGTGAACTGACCGCCGTTAGTGGTAAATACCGCCACGTTAGAAACATTACCAATCGACACTGCCAAATCGCCGTTGGTAGCAGAGATGTTGGCAAAAGATGTGCCATTGACAATTTTGGTAACTGATACTGCCGCACTGACGTTGGTAAGAAACCCGCCATCGCCTATGAATGCAACAGCACTGACATTACCACTGGCGCTCATTCCCACAGAATTTACGTTACCGGTGGTGATAATGTTGCCGCCTAGTATGTTGCCGGTTGCGTTCACATTGCCAGTTGCACTCACAGCGCCACCGGTCACGATGTTTCCGCCAATCACATTGGCTGTGGCCGAAACTTGTCCTACAGTACGCAAATTTCCTGAATCCACGTTGCCGGTAACCCCAAGCGTGGTACCCACTGTGGCTGCATTAGAAATAGCAAAAGTTCCGTTGCTGCCCAGCACCCGAGCCGAGTCAACGACTGTTCCACTCACATTGGCTCGAAACACAATGTTGCCGCTTGACACTGTGGCTGTTACGTTGGCATCGTTTGAGTTTTGGCTGATACTCAGAACGTTACTGGTGCCCACAAACAGACCGGTGTTGTTGAGAACACGCAGAGTACCAGTAGTAGCAGTGTCGGTATCTGATCGCATAAATTGCGAACTGGTCAGACTATTCAAGAAGCTGGCGTTATTGGCTGTTCCTGAGAATATGGCACTGTTGGCTGTGGTCAGTGTGATGCCCGGGTAAATTGTGGGGAAGGTAGCAGCCACACCAGCTTCAGGAGTAAAGCTGGTGCCGTTGTACACTATACCCACGCGAGCATTGTTCACATAAAGGCTGGTGATAAACTTGGTGACTGCACCAGAGTCTAGTACAGTTTCGGGAATAGCGCCTGAAGTGCCCTGGGTGGCGCTGAAAGCCGGTCCCACTACCAAGAACGACGCACCGGTCCAGACTTTTAGCTGCTGATTAGTAGTGTCAAACCAGAGATCGCCTATGACATTGTTGATGGGAGCTGATGACTGGGCAGTGGCCGCGCTGATGGTTTTCCAAGCAGTTCCCGAATATACCTTGAGTAAGTTGCTAGTCTTGTCCCACCAAATCTGCCCAGTCAAGGGTGCAGACAATTTAGACGAAGTGGGGTTTCCACCGCTGCTGGCGCTGCTGAAATTTTCTAGGTGTTGGATGAAGTTTTCGTCCAAGAAAGAACCATACCCTGCGTAGTTTTTACCTACCAAGGTCACGCTGCTGGAAGTGTTTACGGTACCATCAGCTACAGTAGCAAATACGGTGCCGTCGGTTAGAGTTATGGTATATGACATGCGGTTAGCCCAATCAGTTTCCTATATTTATACGGCATTGATATTGCTCAATGTCTGGATACGCAGGGTGTAATCTATCTGTATCTGCCGGTTCAAACTTTTTTGTACCGGATGGAAGATTACGTGCGTTATCAGCCTCAGATCATCGGCGCTGCCGTTCCAGGCCTTGAGACCCAGCTCGTCAAACACAAATTCCCCGTTAAAATCAGTACTGTTATCAAACGCCTGTTGCTGGGGAGGTTCGCCATAGTCCAGCAGGCAGGTGACCAAGATATCTGTGTACACACTGCCTGCGGTGTGTAGCACAGTCATTTTGTTGTTGAGTGGATCTGTATCTGCGGCGCTGTTGTCATTGACCACTTTTGAGTAAGTCTCGTTATAGAGATTGGCGTTTTGCCCCGTGGTATTGGGCGGCAGGTAGGTGATCACCCCAGTGGGATCTACGCTGCTACCGCCGTTTCCAAATGCCATGCTATAGATGTAGCCTAGATTGCGATCAGCCAGGCTCTGTGCTAGGGCAATACTCATATTCTCGTAATGTATCTGATTCATCTTATCAATCAAAACTTCGCCTGACCTGGGATCAGTTATTTTGATATGACCAGTTATTAATAAATTACCCGAGTCCACGTTGCCTCCCACCTTTGCCTTTTTTAACTGCAATCCGACTCCCCCAAAAATGTTCTTTTCCTAAGAATTCAATGTCTCTTTGCAGATATACGCTGCTACCTAAATAATCATTTTGATCATGCTGGGCACTATCAACATAGCTCCAAGGTGAAATATTTTGGTTTTTGTTATACAAGTTTATAGTTTCGTAGACACTAGGCATATCTATTCTCTGGTTGCCCCAATCAATTTAGGCAGCATCATGCGCGTCCTTCCAGGATTGTACGGTTGTCTTCTGGGTCAGAAATGCGAAAGTACGCTTCAACTCTGATGGCACCGGATTCATTTGGCCGTCGAGGGTCAGGTGCAGTTGACTTGCTATCCGGGGCTTGAATTTGTTTTTTATCTTCCAATGTCATGGTCTGTTATTTATCCACCCTGTCGATTGGTCAAAAACCTTGCAGCAATACTGTTATTTTCCTGGAGACTCTGTTGACGCGCCGCTGTAGTTGACACATTATACCACCAGGCACCTCGACGTTGCAGTATAACGATCTGAGCTCCTTGAGGCGGGGCAATCACAGGGTCAATCACACCCAGGGGAGCCACAAATTCGATAGCTAGTGGGTCATAATCAGTAGCGATCCAGTTGTATTGACTGTTGCCCGCTTGTCCGTACCGGTATTGACGCTGCCCTTCCACATAAACTTCTACGCTTTCTATCCAGATCGAGCTGCTGTCCCCAAAATCTTCAGGCTGAACACTGGGAGCGTAAAATACCGTGGTGCTTCCGTCCCCTACTGTGGTGTCGCTTACCACATAGTCTTGATATTGTTCAGCCAGCAGTTGACCGCGCCCCATGCTGTAGACTGCATCGCCTGTATTGTGGGCATCTGCTGCTGTTCCTGCTGTACCTCGGCGAAGACCCGACACCGACTGTGTCACATAATCAAGTTCACGATAGGTGATACGTTCACCACCTATGGTTATTACACCAAATACACCCTGCACTAGATCAGGCACAGTGAGCGCTGAAACATCTTGTACATAGATCACATCATGGTCAGCTGACAAGGGTTGTGTGAGCACAGTGGTAGTGGCTCGTGTAATTCGGTACGTGGCCTGAACTCCACGCATGTCTTGGAAAACACGGAACGATGCTTCTTCAGGCACGAGACTATCAGTGAATATAGTCACTGCCAAGATCTGAGAAGAATTGATAGTGCCTCCGGTCAGTACCAAGGTATCGCCTGACATGTAAAAATCTTGTCCTTCAAACAACCGATTGCCGTCGAGCGTGGCCCAAACACGATTGCCCGGCACCACACGATCCAACACAAAATTGTTGGTAATGATCTGTGTACCAGTGCTGAAGTCAAAGCTGCCCGATGTGTTGTTGCTGGCATTGGTAGCTGAGCTACGCGAATAAACAAGGCCTGACACTGTGCCTGTGCCAGCAGTGGGGGTGCCAGGCTGGGTGGCCACAAACACCACGCCCGGTGCGTTGCTACTTGCACCAAACACAGTAAAATCTGTGGTTCCCACTGTGACGATTGTGTAAGATTCTCCCACGCCCATGGCCATGGCCGATATCGTGCCAGTGGTACTTGAAAACACAAAGTCTGGATCAAATGTAGTGCTATCAAATCCTTCATTTAACACTGCGCCAAACACCACTGGACCGTAAAAACACTGAGTCAATAGATTCTGTTGTGCTGTGTCATTCCAGGATGTAACTGCAACCACATCTCCGATATTGGGTATGCTGTTCAATTGCAGGAAGTTGCCAGATACCTGATAGTCTGCTAAAGTTGATAGAGATATCAAGATTCTAGCACCATCTACTGGGTTGTTAAAGAAAATCACCTGACGTCCGGGGGTGTTGCTGCCGTCCCAGTTGGTCACATAATAATCCACGTTGGCTGTTTGAAAAACCCCATCAACCCAAACACGAATGTCTGTAGAGGAGTCAATAATACTGATTTGCTGCCATTCCTGAGGCATACGCTGCGGCAATCCAAAACTATTGGTGGTGCCGTCGCCAATCCATTCTATGCCTGCACCAGGTGTTAGGCGTAGACCATTGCGTGTCACTACAAGATTAGCGGGATTGGTGCCCTGCATGCTGTTGGTCAGGCCAAACCCACCATTGGTGATATCCTGATCATTGATTATTTTGTATTGTACCTGAGGCACGCTCCAGTTATAGAACGAGCTGGCTTCCCCTGTGCCCGACCCAACCCCGGTGGCCACAAAGGTTTCTCCTAGCTCACCAGTATTGGCACCAATTGAAAGCCAATTGGTGTTGCCCAGCTTGGTGATCGTATAGCTCCTACCAATTATAAATTGTCCCGCATAAGTGGCGTCCACGCCCAGCACCACTACAGAGATGCCATCTTGGTCGGTGTAGGCAGCAGATAACCGCACACGGCTCTGCTGAGTGGGAGTGAATTGCTGCCAATACTGGATGTCGTCGAGAGAAATGCCTATAGGCACTGGTTGAAATGCACGATAGTAGCTAGGACCAGCACTGCCACTGTCATTGACAACGGCGTTGAAATTGTAGGATTGCAGTTGATTCCATTCTTCGCTATCAATGTAAGGTTCCCAATCATAATCATTGGTGGCCACACCGTTGATCAATATCATTATGTTTTGTATCAATGCCGATTCCACTGGCACGATAAATTGGGCATCAACAATCTCAATGCCCGCATAGTTAACTCGATAAAGCTGGCTACCGCCGCCTGCCCCGTATACCTTGATCTCCACAATATCGCCGTAGGTCACGTTGGGCGAAGACAATATCTCTAAAGTCTGGTTATCCCAGTTGATCTCGTAGTCTATGCCTGGTGTAAGGTCTCGGTCTGTGGTAGCGTTACTGGCTACAACATACGCCACAAACGTCAAGATTCCGGCCCAGCTCTGACTGGTGCGATTTACCAAATATTCAAAACTGGTAGCACCAATCTGAAACCCGTGACCGTTCCTCTGCCAGTCTGATCCAGGACGAGTATAAACCCGTAGATCCAATGTGTCAAATTCTGAACCATTCACTAATTCTTCTGGACCGTGCCCCTCGTACGGTCCGATATACTGGCCACCTTGAACGTTGATATCGGTAGGACGAATACCCAAGAACATATCAGCAAAGCTGCTTCGATAGATCGCGTCTAACTGCTCGATGCCAGTGAAATAATCGCCCCAAACCTGCACACCCGGATAGCTGATGCCGTCGACCAGGAGCGGAAGGTCTAGGCCTGGCGAGTTCGTTCCAGGCACATAGAGGCCCATAGTGCGATCTACCCCTGAAGTATTCTTGACCGGCACATAGTAACCCTGGGCCGGGTCCCAGACCAAACTGGTTTCGGCCACATCAATCAATGTCCAGTTTTCAAGATCAAATACGGGACCAACAACCTGTGTGCTTCCATCAATAGGGCTGGCCTGCCAGATACGATCGTCATACCGTACTAGCTCGCCTGAATCGTAGGTACCATTGGGATTCCAAGTCTGCACTGTAGTCTGATACTGGTAACGATCAAACTTGAGAGTGACTGCTATGCTACGTGTCAAATTGTAATTGATATCTTGCGCAGGAACAATAGACGAACTGTAATTTTTACCAAACCCCTGACCTAGCAGTTGAACGACTGCTACTGCCCCCTGGCCGTTGCCGGTAGAAAACACCACTTGTGGTTGATCTCGATATCCCGATCCTAGTCTAGTGATGTTGATTGCCGTAACTGATCCGTTTGACACCACAGCTTCTACCAGTGTAGGAAGAACCGCGTCGCCTTGAATTGTCACTGTGGGAGGTTCAGTATAGCCCGATCCTCCATTAGACACCTCAACTGTGTCGACCAACAACAAGAAATTATTGTACCACTGACTCCAGGGCCAACGAGTCCAAATGGGGTTGTCTGCCGCGGTATCGCTATTGATATTGGTAGTACTGCCAGTGGCCCCACTCTTGGCATAAGGCAGTAAAATTGGGCTCACATATTGCGGAACGTCTAGTGAATTATTATAGTAGGCAGGTACATCAAAATCTGTGGCGTCCCCCAGATACTGGTCTTGGCCATCGTACAGTAGATTAAATTCTCGCACCTGCACATGGTAGGGTTTAACTTCCTGGATGTAGTCTATAACAAATTCCTGATTGTCCCGTTGATAGTTGGGAAAAGGTTCCAGACCACGTATGCGATGGTCTACGTCAATTAGGCTGGTCTTGACCAGCCACTGTGGTGCCTTGAATTCGCTCAAAACAAAATCAAACACCAGCATCAAGAGCTCGTTTCTATGTATCAATAGCTCGTCAATAAAGATCTCTTGGTTCAGAGCTTCTAGTATTTTACGAGTTTCTATAGTGGGGTCTTGATCAAAATACAGGCTATCAAATACTTCCGCATCAAACCCAAAGCGACCTGCAATATAATCATAGATGAAGTCAGATATCTCAATAGTACCATCTTGGAGTCCTACTCTTTCCCATCCTTCGGGTACTCTAAGATAGATTTCAAATTTGCCCCTAGGATTGGCTGTGACCTTGACACTACTACCCAACGGAACTGAGATTGTGCCTAGCGCGGCATAATTGGGCACCTCTAAAACTGGTCTGACGCTGCTGTTGTAGCCCGGGCGATACCAGTTGATGTAACTCCAGTAATCTGATGTGCGATAGTCTTGCACGCGGTAAAGTTGCAGTTCTCGCAAATCGTTAACACCAAGTACTACTTCATAGATGGTCCAAAGTCCCGATTCATTACTGTCAGACAGAACTAGATAACGATATCCTAGCGGTACTGTATGAATATTCTGGAAACTCAAGATTTCAATAGTGGACACCACGTCATTGTATAGACCCGAGGAGATTGACGGAACAGAAGCCTGACTGTTGAGTAGATTAAAACTGCGTATTTCCGATATAGGATATCGTGTCAATACTGCATTAGACCTTATGATATAAGCCTTGAGAGCATTAAATCGGTTACTAAACATGCTTTGGCGTGGTCGGAATTGTACTCCGTATTGTTCGGCCGGGCTTAGAATAGGATCTGGTACAAGGTTTCCTGCAGTATCTACACCGCAAAAACTGTCCAGCATCTTGCGATAGAGATTATCGGTCAAGAATCCATCAGCTTTGCCTTGTGGAATCAGTTCATATTCCACATGAACATTGTCGTTGTTGAGTTCACGATCAAATTCAATGTGTAGCACCGTGTCTTGGGCTTCAATCAGTGTGTCGCAATTGTAGATAGCCACGGTACTAGCATTAATCGGTGCCAGATATGCAATACCACTCAGTCGTGGATTTTCAATATACTGTGACACCGTTGACACCGACAGTGTCTTGCCTTTGTTAGTGGCCACAGTGGTCAGTCCACGAACCCAGAAAAAATACTGAGTCTGGAACGTGCCTTGTTTGGTCAAAACTGTGTTGATACTGTAGCTCACATTATTCAAAGGTGTGCCCGGCCCGGTATAGTTGGCCGGTGGAACTGGACTGACTATCCACTGATACACATCCACCTGACTGCCCGGAAATGTCAGTCCCCACTGTTTGGCGTCATAGGTAATATTGCCCTGCGACGAATCCAAGAACCTCACTGTAGAAACATTCCACCAAGTCTCTCCCACATGATCCTGTGACCAGGTAGTACCTCGTATGTTGGTAGGGCCGGCATTGTATCCAGCAGGATCTACGGCGCTGATAAAATCAATATTTTGTCGAGCCGCACCTAAAATTTTGCCCTGCAGTGGATTAAAGAAATCCAAGAACTCGGTAGTTGACGATGTGATAAGATTGTACAAAAACACACTATTAATCAGTCGTATGTCAACCACAGCAGCTTCTCGTTGAATGGGCACCCAGGCCGACCTAAGAGTAGGATTCTGCCACACATAGACTCGCCCATAATCTGATAAGCTGGAGTCACCAATGTCGTTACCGGGCGCTCCCATCAAGAGAACTCCACTCACATAAGAAAGAGATTGACCTAGTCTGTCCTGGCCGCCAAGGTCAGAGATGCCGATCTGCTGTCCTAGCACAAAATTATCAGGATTGGTAATGCTGGCATTGGCCGCTGGCACAAAATTAAACACATACACCGCACCGCTCTGCACTGAAATGCTGAAGAATATAGTGCTTCCCGCATCAAACTCTGTGAGTCCGGTATCAAAGTCTGTCACGAGATAAGTGCTGCCAGACGGGGCACCAATCAAGAGTTCAGCAGCAGTATCAGACACTGTGAGAGCAGCACCAAACTGTGCATAGGGCACCGGATAAGGACTGGTTATGGTCTGAGTGTAAACAAAAGTTTCAAATCCAAGATCATCGAACGTGGTACCTATGGTACCCGGTGCCACTTGTAGCTTGTTTCCGGCCGGTGCCGATGTGTTGTTCAAGACTGATATCTGTACACGACCGTTGATCAAGCTGGACACCACGTTGGGTACTTGAGAGTTGATGTTGTTAATCAACCCCTGTAAGCTGGTAACTGATACTGTGGCCGCCGGAACTGCCACGTCTTGATTGTTGACTCGCAACGTGTTGCCTGGAGTCACTGTGGGATTCTGCGTGGTTCCCGTAATAATGCCATAGAGACGGCTCTGATTGACGTTCCGCTCAACTACTCCAGCTTTGAACTCCTGCTGACTGCTCTGTGGGGCGCCAGCATAGAGACTGCAACTGGTCTTGCAGATATCCACGGTTTGTCCATAATTGCTAAACTCTGCGGGAGAATTTTGTGCAATCACCTGCGCTAGAGAGAACTGATTGGTTTCAATTTCTACAAAATCGCCCACAACCAGATCGGTATTGACCGTGATGTTGTTTCCGCTGATCGCGAAAGTATTGCTAGATGTGACCACTGTGCTGGTCTCAGGAACCAAGAAATTACCATTTACTGACACCGATACTGCCAAGGGATTGGGTGTAGAACCCAGTACGGTGAATGTCACCGTACTGGTTTCGCCGTAGTGGAACCTCTGCACATCTCGATCGTAAACATAGATGGCACCGGCCTGCACCTGGCCATCGAGATCAAGATCCTTGGCCCCAATTAACACCTGTCGGCCATCCACTGTACAAGCTACGCTATAACCAAACTGAGCCGGAGACCCTGAAATTGCAGGTGGAATTATGGTATCTACATAAAGCCAATACCGATTACCACGCACAACAACATTGTCTAACGGATTCAGTACCGTGACAAAAGTCACTTGCTTGGTAATAGTATCAAATGTGTAGTCAATGTCAGGGCGCGCAAGATCGTTGTTGATTAGTACTTGAAAACTATAGATATCGCTTTCGCTCAAAGATACCTGATAGAAATATTGACCAATGTCATATGTGGGGCCAGCTGTGGGATCTAATTCAACTGTGGATAGTCTTTCAATATCAACTATCTCCTCATCTGCTGGGGGCAAAGTAAAGATAACCTGATCTAGGTTACTACTCAAATTGTAGTCAACCCCTAGTACCTGCAGAACAGTATTGACCGTGACAAATACCTGCGTGTTTTGTGCAATCTGTATGGTAGACGAAATGTCATAAGTGACAGTATTACCGTCGCCTATGAATTGCACTTGTTGTTGTTGCCAGGGTACCTGGGTATAAGCATGCACTTCGCCGTTGTTTTTGCCCGGGGCACCAATATACATCCAGCGTTCATCGGCGCTCATGGCCACGCTAAATCCAAACCTGGCTTGATCGAGATCAACATCTCCAGGGGTGGTCAGCAGCTGCCAGTTCACATAGGGATTGTTGCCCACTGTGACCAAGGGATTTTTGAATATAACGCAAGCATACCCTGCATTGTCCAAACTGGTTCCGCTGAGACTGGCCGGGGCGCCTGCCACTGCCCAGTCTAGTTTACCAAAGGTAACGCTGCTACCGTAGGCCCTGACACCACTGTTGTTTAATTCCAGCAAGGCATTCTGGCCAGATATGGGACTGATCGGTTGATAGGTTCCTAGATAGCTCTTGACATAGGTGTAGACTGCACCTCGTTCAACACCGACTGGGAATCCTCGTCTGGGGCTTCCTACTAGCACAGCCTGTTGATTAACACCCATGGCCACTGCTGTGCCATATCCTTCAGTAGCATCGGGCTCTTGCGCAGTTATAGTGGCTGTGGATGAGTATATGTCCTGTTTCTGATACACTGCCCAACGTCCACTACCATCATCGTCAACCCAGACGCGAGCGCCGGGTACCAATTGATTCACGTAGGACAACCCCACAATATCACTGAACTGTGCCACGCGCATGGTCTCGAGAGTGAACCCAATTCCAGTTCCGTCAATTACTGATCGGCTTCCAGGAGGAAACTGGAATGATATGGTAACTGAAGTGAGGTTGGGGACAGTGAGAACTTCATAAATGCCATCTACTTCGGTATCAAAGAATCTAATAATTAGCTTGTTGCCGACAGTCAGATCATGCTGAGAGGTAAACAATACCAGGCTAGTACCATCAAGATTGTCGCATAGATGAGTTATTGATCCAGGCACAGAGTTGGTTTGAAAAATTCCCCAATCGTACTCGTTAATCTTGGCTACCCAAACTGAAGTACCCACTGATATCTGGTCTAGATCGGCGGCCAGACTGGCAGAATCGCTGATATCAAACACCGTGATATCAACGTTGTCGAGATTGACATATCCCGCGCTAGGCAACCCGGTGTCTGTGGGAAGATCCATGGTGGTTGGAAAGACATCGGGCGATGTAAGTTTGTAACTCTGCTTCCAAATACTGCCCAACAGCACGGTCTGATCGGCCTGACTGGACTGTTGGGCATTGATTATCTGTATGGTGCTGGGATTGGGATTAAGCAGAGCTCGATTCAATCTCAACTCAATAAAACTGCGGTTGGCGTTGGCTCCATAAACACCACGTTGTACTGCCCAGTTTTCATAGACGTCATAGTTGGCCTGCTCTTTTCTCAGTCTCGCTGATCGCAAGTTTTCTACTGACAGCAGAGTACCTTTAGTTCCCAAAAACTGCCGATACACGTTAACCTGACTCACATCATCAAGGTTAAGGGCTGCAAGATAACGTCGCGGACGAAATCCTATTAGACCAAAACTGAACAAATCTTCTTCAATGTCAAGATTGGTATCGTTTATATCGTAAGTTTTTTGTATCTGATTGGCATAATTGGCCAGATTGGGCAATAGTCCCTGTTCAATCTGTTCATAATCGCTTTGTAGCCAGTCGTTGAAATTGAACGAGGTACTGGGTTGAACTATGCGAGCTGCGCTCCAATAGCTGCCTTTGTGTTGTACGATTTCACCCTTGGTATAAGTGCGCAGGCCAGTCCAGTCTTGTACATTGTCCTGATTAAGTATAAAGCCCTGAGCATCAATATTACCATTCCAATCTGTGGTATTGTTGGCTGTGAGACTCAGACGGAACTGTCGAGCCCCTGTGACTGGATCGTAGATGAGATCGCCAAACTCGCTAGAATTGTCAAGCACTATCATGTGCTCATAACTGGTGTAGTTGAGTTCAACAAAACTAAGAATCTGATCGGTCAAGGATTCCACAATTAGAGTATTAGCCAAACGAACAATGTTAAGATTGCGCGTGGCCAGCTCCTGGCGGTTCTGATCCAGCAGAATATTTTCCGCAGTCTGTGCTATGAGACTGTCAACTACAGCCTGGGGGCGTGTGATCTCTAGTTTTTTTGCCAGTGGGTTAAGGCTGAGTAATGTTTCACTTTCCCATTCTTGGCCAACCCAGTAAAGGAATTCCAATGCCATGCGAGTCCAATCCAGCTGATATCCGTTGGACACATTGTCAAATACAAATCCCTGTCGTTTGAGATATTCTCCGTATCCCAATAGAAATTGGACCACTTCCTGTGCGGTGTTATAAACAGTGCTGTAGGCCACTGAAGCGGTAAGATTGCTGAATACCGTGGACACTTGCACAGTAATTCCACCTGACGTAAGAATCTTGGGTTGATTGGTAGGCAGGCTCTGCTGTGTAACAAAATAGGGCTGCAAAGTGCTATAGCCAAAAATCTGATATCCGTCGGTGACTTTCTGCACTATAACTGAACTATATGTGGTTTGGGCAAAGGGCTGATTTTTATACAACAACAATTGATAACTGTTGTCAGGAATGAGGAATCCAGTATTGGTACTGTTGGGAGTGGAACGTTCGGTTCCCAGTGAAATATACTTCTTGTCTGAGAAACTGGCCATGCGATAGCACAACCGCACGTCAAGATTAGCCAGGTCTAACGAAAGCTGCGTGGTGCTGTCAATACCGGTCTGACGATTGTAGTCCACAATCCAATTGATAAAACTGGCCTTGCTCATGCCATCGCCATAGACCTGGATGTTTTTTGCATCTAGGCGATAGCGTCCCTGATAAAGATATTGATTAAATTCTGAATTATAGCGATAGAGATCGCGATCAGCAAACAGAGAGAAAAACTTAGCTGGTCGGGTAAGCGCCAATAGTCGCATCACCGCAAATGGGTAGAGACTGCTGTTCCACCAGCTGGCTTCTACCGGTCCACCGTCACCTAGAGACCATGGTTTTTCAAACTGTTGTGCATCGTAGGTGCCTACCACGGTGTCAAACGGTGGTAGAAGCTGACCTTCGCTACCTGAAGGAATTACCTTGGTAAGTCCCGGGCGCGTATAGGCTGGAATCACATAAGCGCCCAGCGGATCGCGCACAACACCTGCTTCAAGATCATCCCAAAGCACCAAGTTACCGTCGGTGTAAGGCGCTTCACCGTAAGTGAGATCCCACCAGGTAGGTTTGACCGAGAACCCCAGCATTTCCCAGGGCGTCAGCTGTGGCTGAATGCTGTCGTAGAAATAGCGATTAATGCCGCGCCAGGCACCTGGCAGATCCCCGTCTTCCAGGCGGCTGGTGCTGGCGCTGTAGTTATAGGTAAATGCATTGTTGGCTGCATACTGTTGAGTAGTGTAATTGAGTTTGTTCCAGGCTACCCAGCTGAGAAAATCCTGATCAAGTATACTCTGTATCTGACTAAGGCCATACCCAGTATCACGGAATTCACCAGGCAACACATCAGCTACAGTGAGAGGCACGGGATTATCATCCAGTTTGATATTGTTATAGATCCGAGTTTCAAATTCTAGTAATACTGCGTCGCGAATATCGCCAAATATATTGGTGACGCTGCCGTCATGCCCGATAATCACCTCTTGCTCGCCGTTGCTGGTCTGCTGAGTTGTGATTTTAGGTTGCCAAGCTGGATACAATCCCATTTTGGTAGGAGTGTTGGGACAAAAACTGCCGGCGGTGTTTGAGTATTCGCGGATGGTTAGAGTCTGCCCCACTGTTAGAGGTATAAGCACAGTTATCGTGGCCCCGTTTGTGGCCACGGTATAATCAAGCCCACGTACCAGAATTTCATTATCAAGATACACATCCATACCAAGATAATTGGCCGATTGGTAATCGTGAAAATCAATAGTGTTGAAAGTGCTGGTAGTAGTGTATGTTATCTCATAAACAGTTTCCTGATACACTGCCCCCGACGGCAACATATCTGACCAGTAGAACGGTTGTGTTTCGACCCGACCCTGGGTGATGTTTTCAATGGCTCGATCTAGTATCTGTGCTGGAGTTTCAAAATTTATGGTCTGCTGCGTAATGTTTTCCAAGAGAAGATTTTTGTACTTGGTGTATTCACGACCGTTGTAGATCAAACTGTTGAAAATATTATATTTTTCGCTGCGCAAGAAATAACCAGCCATGGTAAGTGGCGCACTTTGTTGCAAGATATTGAGACCGTAGGGCACGATATCGCCAAGATCTCGGGTGTTGTTGGCACCGTTAACTGGTCCTTGGAGATTGATCAGGTTCTCACAGATGGTCTGATAATGCTGGCGTATTCCGCCCAGCGTAAAAAACTCGCTGTTGCTATTAAAAGGGTTGTTTTCTAGGTTGATTGGAACTTGATAGAACCCTATTTTGCTGGTTTGGCCGCTAAGGGCCAGCACTTCGATAATACTGTCTGGTGCAAACTCTCGCAACAGCGTGATCTGTGTTCTGTTGTTCAGTACAGTATAGGTAAAATTGTCTAACGAAACCCATTCACCGTTAACATAAATCTTGATCACCGGGATATCACGACGATCACTGACCGGGACATCGATCTCAAGATTGACTGTGGAAAACACAAACTTGAACTGCTGATAAACCTCAGACGTGGTAACAGCTTCTTGCCAGCCCAAAGGTCTCTGATAAGTAGTTCGATCTAGATACTGTCTAGGTGTACCTGTGCTTATCAACTGGGCGTAGCTGGCTCGATCCCTGGTGTACACAAAAGAGTCAGCGTAGAGATTGTTATCAAATACAATATCACCAAGGTTGTTTATGGTAAGGTATCGCAGTGCCAGCCCCAATACTGGATCTTTTACTCCGTTGGGATTTAGGGCATAGCTGAACAGTTTGTTGCCCGCAAAGTTGGTGCTGGGATATTTGCTGCCATCACCAAAACTGACCCCTTCAAGATCATAGACGTCAAATAACGGTGCCTGTTGTACCGAAGTCTTGAGTTGTGATTGTATCCACTCTATACCATTATACCAGTAACTGAGGCCCGCACGACCGCGCAGGATTTCTTCACCGTTAATTGTCACTTCTTCGCCTGCAGGTATGGGATTCTGAGCAGTTCCTTGATTCAGTATAACCACACACTGGTCTACTAGCACTTCGCCGTCGCTAGGCTCTACCAGATGTATCACGGGCTGCGTAGAAATAGGTTCCACGGTGTCTGGGTAGATGAATTCAACTTGATAGATTTTGTTACGAACTTCAAGATCTCCATCGTTGGCAAAGATTACTCGAGTACCGTTCACAAAGTCGTATCCGTAAATGCTATAACTAGTAGCACCCTCGATATTGCTCAAGGCATCAGTTTCGTCAAAATCAATCGCATTTACTGGCTGCTTGCCTTGGGTGCCCATGTTGTACAAGTGTAGACCCGAGCGGAACTGTATAATCGGTCGACGGGCTTTTGAGTCAGATGGAATATCAGCTATGGTATTGTTATACTCAGCCGTGGCGCGGATCACGTCAATATGGAACCAACGGTTGCTGCGACTCCAAGCATTGCGGTCCGGGCTGGACCGATCAATAGTGATGTAATCAGGAGTGAGTGGTTGGGTTGCCGTGTTATATCCAGTTTCTTCCAGCACATACAACTCTGGAGTCACAGTGTCATTGACTGGTAACAGACTGATAGCTGACCCCACACCGCACACATAGTATTCTCGGTAATTGATTGCGGTAGCACCCATAGTGCCTGAAGAATTGGTTAAGGTTACTGGATTACCAGTGGGAGTATTTGACACCGAGAATTGTAGTACATTCTGCACTGTGTTTACATAGTAAGACTGACCAGCCACAAGTCCGCCTAGAGTGGTCGCCTGAAACACTATTTCTTGCCCAGGATAGAGAAGAGCAGTGTCATATGTGGTGATAAGATTCTGATCTGTCGTGGTGCCGGTGCAGATTATTTCAATGCTATTACTGCCGTAGCTGGCTGGGATTACATCACCACGGAACACCACTTTGAGTCCATTGGTAAAAGTTACACCATTGGGACTGGTATAATTGGGATTGCCCAGCATGTCGTTAATGTAGATTGTAGAACTTTCGGCTGGTTCTACCAGGCGTATGATGCCCACAATCCCGGGATCTGTGCCATCTTGATAGTAGAGAGTGTCAAGAGCGGCAGTAAGCGATGGCATCTGCCGCAATGATCCCTGCGTGGTTTTATACCATTGGGTGTTGGCATACGTCACACCATATCTTATGCTCCATTTGATTTGCTCAGGTATGTCTGACAGCTTGTTTACCACAAGGTAGGGCAGATTATCTATGTAATTGTATGAAATCTGAAACAGCTGACGAGTATCGGGCGGAGCAATTCCCGGATCGGACCCCACAAAGATAATCGTGCGATTGTCAAGATTAGAGATTCCATCGATACCGCCGCGCTCGGCCAAGAATGAATCGAGACTCTGTCCCTGTATGTCCGAGATCTTGAGATCTGTCACAAGATCTACAGGCAGGCTAAACACTGGTAGATTATAGAAATATTGCTGCTGTGTGCGGGTCGGCACATTGAAAACCACTGTGCCTAGATCTTCGCCGTTATTGATAACCCCAAAAACATCACGCGAAGTGATGTTGGGATAGGTAGGATCTCGACCTTGTACACCCGGAGCAGTCTGTATCCAAAATCCCGGACCTGTGCCGGGGTCTCCATCAACAATGTTGATCTGACCACGCAAGTTAGATTGATTTTCAGACACGTAATACAACGTGTCAGGTGCATCCTGAGGGACTACAAACGTGACCAATCCCGACAAGCTGCCATTTCGAGAAACTCCGTCGTTATAGGCGTAGGCAGTTCCCAGTTCGTTCTGAGTCTTGATCCAGAACGGATACGGGTTCCTTAATACCAGATTGAACACATAGGTGTTGCCTCGTGCTAGAGTGATTGTAGGGTTGACCACATTGTCGATGGTATACCCGGTATTGCCTTTGTTGCTGACGCGGAAGTTCACGGTTTCTTTGCTGTTTTGGGCAATATTAAAAGTATAGTTGCCGCCACGCACCAATTCTACCGTGGGGTTGTTTCCAGACAATCCGCTAAAGGTGTAGACACCGTTAGAGCGTGTCACATCAAACGAATCAGTTATAGGGGTTCCGGTGGCGCTGACATCTACTGCATCAGGCCCGTTGGGTAACCAGTAGTATTGACCAAAGTTCACAAAAGTATCAAAATCGCACAACGGATCCCAAGCATAATACTCGCTCTGCATGAGTTGGTCCGGACGATCTCCTGTACCGCCCTTGGCCGATATAGAGTCTAGTATACCAGGATAAGTTATGGCATCTTGAATTCGATTGGTATTCTGTGAGTCAAGGCCGATGATGCCTGGTTCCAGCTGATAATCAGCCCGAGTTTTAGTAAGTTCAACCACATAACGGTCATCGGGTATCACACCCGGACCTACAGTACGTCCAATAAACCCTTGGGTTTTCTTGAACGCAGGCTCCTGCGTTAGTGTATCGAGAGTGGCTGCCAAGAACTGTCGGTTGGTGTCAGTCTGGAAGATCTCGGGTAAAAAGTCTACAGTTCTTACTCGTGCCATTAGATTACTCCGCTACCTGGTGCTGTGCGTAGATTGGTGCTGGTTAGAGCTTCAATCACTTCGATGTTGTCAATGGAGGCTCCATTGGCAAATATTTCATTAGGTTGGCTACGTATCTCATAGAGATCGCCAAATGACTTTTGTGGATCAAGTGGGACCAAAACCACGCTTGAAATAATTGTTCCCAAGGTTCTATGCAAATACGCTGCCAATTCTGAAAAGTAGAATGTATCACCAAAATTCCAAATGTCAATGCTGAAATAATTGTTCATCTGAGCCAACACCGCACTCTTGATTTCAGATGTACTAGCAGTGCTATTGGCAGCACGGATAACCTTGATTGTGGCGTGTAGTTCAGGAGTAGCTTTGGTACCAAACAAGGGTTTGAAAGTGACCGAGTTAAACACGATGTTGTCACTCAACATCTTGTAATTGTCAAGTCCCTGATAAGCAGTGCTGAGCTCACCTATGGTGGGCTGTTCGGGCTCTAGCACCGCGCCAGTGGTGTCACGCAACCAGTTCTGATATGTTGTATAGTATTGGCGGGTGACCACATATAGATCAATGATGTTAGTAGTGCCGGGATCAATCCGGTTGGTCAAGGGCGCGTTGTGTCGATACTGATAATAGAGACTCTGGCGCCCAGTTCGTGCAACCCACCCTGATACAACAATTACTTCTAGCACACCGACTGAATTGAGCACGAGCTCATAAAACTGATTTTCGCTATAAGCATAAAATATCTGTCCAGGGGACCACTCAGTCTTGGCCAGCTCAATATCATCAAGTGTGGCATAATCGCTGGTCACGCGGCCAGACTCGGCCAAAACATAGCGTTGCAAATTATCAAAGTCCACTGTCTGTTCCAGATATATTAACTTTTGTGTGGGGTTTACATCAGGTGCCACAATCTCATTAAAAAAGTCAGGATCATCTGGTACTCCATCGCCGTCACTGTCTTGGAATCCCACCAATACCTGGAAGTCGTCTACATATCCATCAGACTGCACCGGCTGATCTATGATAGTCATAGCAATGTCACCGGGCAAGTTACTGGTGCTGTCAGGCCGGGTGTTTACAGCCAAAACGTTGACAAAATCTTGTATCACAGTTCCTGTGCGACTGTCATATATTTTTTGATCGCCATAGTAGAAAAATCTAGTCTGGAGTACTGAACCAAAATTGTAGGCCAGCCCCCGGAATGTAATTGTATAGCTCTGATTTTCTACCACAAACTGTATCAACCAAGACGAATCTTGGTTGTTGCCTGAAGTATTACCTGCATATTCTTGGCTCCAGTCAGCATTGACATCAATATTGTTGGCCGTGATCACGTACCATGAATAGGGCGTGCCGGTCACTGTGCCATCGTTATCATAGCCAAGCCCAAACGTCTTGAACAGCACTATCTGCTCGGTCATGGCCTGCACTATAGATGTGGGAAGATCTGTAGCAAACAGCGGAATAATTGTGTCTACGATAGCACCGGTAGGTACAAAATTGTTAAGAACCACAGGGCCGCTACCACTGCCAAGATTACCTATGCCATTGTTGGTACCATCTCCTATGATTTCAATAGGACTTGCCCAAATTGATAAACGGTCATTAGCTCGTGTGGGAACTCCCACCTGCAAACGATTGTTACGGTCAAAGTAATAGCCGCTGGGAGGAATAAACTTGATCAAACTACCTACCGCAGCATAAGCAAAACGTGTGGTGCTGGTACTACTCACCGATATTGGTGTTCCGTTGATGTCTTTGAAATAACCTGTGGTTTCGTTGGCCAGTGTGGTACTTTGATTCCACTCACTGCCATAGGTGCTAAGATTTACTGTGGCGGGCATGACCACTGCACTGGTAGTCAAGACCAAGGCAGATCCATTAGGCGCAGTGCTTACTTTGATTGTATTATTCACACTGTCCAAGGCCACAATGTAGTACGGTAGTCCTGACACCAATCCGCCTCCCACATTGCCTGTGAACACAATTTGTTGACCCACAAATGCATATTGAGAGAAAAAGTTATCAGCTGATGCGGCACTCACAGTTATAGAGTCAATGGATGTAGTGGTGTCAGTACACACTATGTCCAAGGTATTCATGCTTTTGCGAGGGAAATTAGCATAGTAGAACTGCCGAATGGTAGGCCGATTTAGAGTAGGTTGCACCTGATTGGTAATCACATCCGCAATTTCGTTGCGATTGGTCCAGGAGAACAGAATCGCTGGCAAAATATTTTCTTGCCAGAGTCCGCCATCGCTGCCAAAGGTGTTGGTAGAACTGTATTTGCCGGTGTTGTCAACTAGATCTAAATAGCGGCTGGTGCCGATACTGGCACGATTTACGGCCTTGCTTTTGAGTATGCTGCTATAGGCTGTGAACGGGAATAGATTATAGTCCTCACCGTTGACCATTCTATTCTGGGTATAATACCGCGCTGGAGCTCGTTGCTTGATGGCATCAATACTTTCACGGGCCTGGGCATTGCTTACAGGTTTGGTAATACCACAGGTAAACGTGATGGTTTCCAAGTTACCGTTACGGCTGATGTAGTTAATCGGCAGAATCACGTTCTGCATTTCTTCTGGGTTGACAATGTATTGGAGACCATTGCTGGCTCGCACATAGGCACGGAATGTGCCCACAGGAATTTCTGAAAACACACCGTCACCGAACACCATGGTGATCTGATCGTTGGCGCGACTGGTAGTGGTATAGATGGGTCTCAACTGCTGTTGCTGTTCACTGGCCGCGCTATAGATATTTTCTTCGTACTGCCATTGTCGCGAAATATTGCCCACGGTGTCTAACTGGAACAACCAGCGATCCTCGTTGTTGATACCTTCAATGTTGATATTAATAGTGCGGTTAGAGATGCGTTCAGATAGGTTAAAATCCTGATTCTGGAGCACACCTTGCTTGAACAAGAAAAAATAGCCGGTATCGGCGCTAGCAAATCCCAATTGATCATTACGGAACAGCATGTTGAAACTCACACCCGGCCGCGGTGATGGCTCATAGATGTAGTCCTGACCCACTGTGGTTGAACTCATGGCTTCAAACGGCATGTTGATGCCATCCACAGTGGCAGTATAGGGAATCACGGGCAAGAAGCCGGACACGAGATTGATGGAGTATTCGTCTGTGCGCACTCCCAGTATGTTCTGACGATTGCCTGGGCGGCCGATCTTTTGGTTGTCTACCAAGGCCGCATTGATTATGGCCGTGAATTGTTCTTGCCAGTCAGGATTGGTGGGGTCGTTCCAGTTCACCGTGACGCTGCCCAAATTCACACCGTTATAGTCCACGACATTTTCTGTAGTGGTCACATTGAACACCTTGAGCAACCCCTGTGCTGCAATGTTTCGCTTGGCAGTGTAGCTGATAAGATTGGCCAGGCGAACCACACTGTCTCGTCGTTCTGCGGTGTCGATGTAGTTTTCGCGGGTATTGAGATCAGTGCGGAAGGCCAGACTCTGGCCCATGAAAGCAATCACGTCCAGGAGAGCGATGAATTCTGAACTTTCTACATAGTCATTGAAAGTTTCGGGATAGTACAAGCGCAAATAGTCAATAAAACTTTTGCGTAATGTTTCAAAATCGTAACTTTGGAAGTCAGCTTCGCGATAGGTTTGATAGATCTGTTTCCAGTCCTCAACTCCAAAAATCGCGGTCTGTCGCGTGGTCTGTGCCATCTTTGCCTGTGCCCTTTGGTAACTCTGTATTTATGGGGAACAAAAACGACCCAGTTATACGTACGATGCACGGCGCTGTTGGGCATCAAAGAACACACTGAGGATTTCAGCCGTGGTGCTCTGTACTGTTTGTAATTTGATCTGTAGTAGTATTCCGTTCTCTTGCGGGAACGCTTGTATTTCCGTGATAGTGATACGAGGGTCCTGTGCCACTACACGTTGTACCTCGCGAATGATGTTGTTTTGCAATTCTTCAATCTGATTCTCAAACAAGAAATCCCAGATCATAGTGCCTGTGGCCGGGCGACCAGGCAAACTGCCCTGTCGTATATTGAAAGCGTTGACAAGGTCCTGCTTGATCAGCTCATAATCAATGAGCGTGAACTTCTTGAGGCGATTTACTGTGCTGAATCCTATAAAAGTGGTCATGTCAATATTTAGTGATCAGCTCTTGAAGGTTTGCAGGCGCGATTCCAATTTCTGGATGTTGCGCTCAATATTGGTCAGCGCCGACTCAACACGAGCCGATATAGTGTCCAACACTGCCAGCCCAGGCGGTCTGGTTCCCGTGGTTTTTTCTATATAAGCGGCTTGGCGTCGCAGAGACAATATGGTACCCTCTAGAACCTGATCATCACCGGCCAGGGTTTCCAAAAGATCCAACGCCGATACTATTTGAGCTGGGTTCTCTGATGTTGTGGCCGTGTTGGCCAGGGGCACAATATCAGTGGCAGCACGAGCGTTGAGTTCAGTATATCGTTGCCTCAACTGCTCAAGCCCAAGAGAAAAATCTTTCAAATTGATACTCAAGGTCCTACCGCTTACATCAACCGGCGGAATCTTGTCATCGCCCACGACCCTAGTGGTCGCAGCATCTAGAGTCTCACGATTTACAGTATCTACCCCGGGTTCGTCGGGCTCTTGACCTAGCACAGCATTGTTGGCAGTTTGCTTGGCAAAATCCACAGCAAACGCGGCATCACGACTGACCTTGTCAAATACATTCTTGATGTCAGTTGGCAAGCTCAATCCTTTGGCCCAGGCTATGGTATCAGTAACGCTTTTGGCTGCGTTAATGGCAGTTCCAGCCAAGGCCTGCGGATTTAAACTGTTTATGGGTATTCCTAGGTTTTTTACCGCTGACAGTCCTTGACTCATGAGATCTTGCTGAATGAGGTTTTGTACAGGCAACGATGACAATAGCTTGTCTACGTTGGTAATACCGTTCACACCGGTCCACACTGCAGGACTGTTTAGAACCGAAGTAAGATTGGCGGTAGCGTTGGTCAAATAGGTGGTGGCCGTCCCTGGTTTAAGAACACCGACGCGTTCTAACTGACTAGCATCTAGCCCAAACTGTCCCAGCCCTTTGCTATTGCTCAGGGCGTCAGCTGCTTGTTTCACAGTATTTGTCACAGAACTCATGGCTGCTCGCACATCCACCTGATTCAACCCCTGTATAGGCAGCAGGCTAGTGGCCTGCTTGGCCAGGTTGGCCAAGTTGATGGGGTTAGTGGGCACCAGATTATTGATAGCAGTGGTCACGCCTGACAGTGTCTTGGTAGCCACGCTCTGTGCAGTGGTCAATAGATCACGACTGGGTAGTGCAGATGCTGCCTGCTGAGCTTGTGTCAATGCCCCCGACAGGGCTCCCTGTACAGACCCTCCTACGCCACTGATAGCCTGGGTCAATTGACTGGCTGCGCTCTTGAGTCCGCCTGCCAGTTGTGTGGCACTGTCTATCACATCTCCAGGTTTGAGACCCACTAGGCTGCCAGCCGACAACTGCTGCTCAAATATCTGCCGCGCTTGAACCACAGTCAAGGTAGGGGGGCCTTCAATATCAAATCTCTGACCGGTAATGGGATTGGTAAAAGTAAAAATACTCATCGAGCTCTCACTTTGACTCCGGCCGGAATTGGGGGAGCAGCCGGGGGCGGAGAAGGTTGGCCTGACTCATATTCAATCTTGACATCTACCCCAAGATTGTGATAAGGCCAGGGCTCATGTGTGGGCGCACGGTTGCATATAGTTTCAAGATTACCACGATCTTCGATCCAGCCCTTGTTGCTGCTAAATTTTACGGTGTCCAATATGATCTTGGCCAAGGGTACCGGTGGTTGTACCGAGGCCGCGGTAGGGCCGTTAAAATCAATACCGCCTGCGGTTATGTTCATTTGACTGCCGGCATTCCAGGAACCTTGTGCGCTCTGCAAGGCTAGGGTGCCGTCGGCTTTGACCGACAGCGTGTTCTTGCTGTAGATCCGGAAATCAGACTGCGCTGTGAACACACTATTGCGATCAGCTTCTTGTATGATGTCTTGACGAGCATGCATCTTGATATCACGTCCAGCCCACATGTTGATGTCGCGATCAGCATGCATGTTGATGTCACCTTGGGTACGCACATTTACCGAATTGCTGCTGTAGATGTCTACAGTGCCTTCTAGACCCAGTTCAATCCAGGTCTGCCCATTGGCATGCATGATGTAGATGAAATTGCCAGTATCGTTCATCATGACCTGATGTCCCTTGGCAGATCTCAAACGGAATAGTTGATTGTTGCCGTCTATGTCGCCATCGTCCATGACCATGGTATGTCCGCCCATGCGGCCAATCACCTGTAGCTCACTGGGCTTGACTGCCCCTGAATTGAGTTTTGATCGTATATCCTGTGGTTTGAGTCCGCCTTGATAGATCGCAGTTCCCGGAGTGCTAACACCAAAGCAGGCACTGGGACTTTCGCGCTGAGCCGAACTTTGAATGGGACCTCGTTCAGAATCTTCGGCTAAGCCCTGCTGAAAAAAGCTGGCTGCCACCACGCTCTGAATAGGCTTGTCCTGTTTCCAGAACTGGCTGGAATTGGTCAACTGCGTGTTGTTGGTGTTGATCTCGGTAACTGGCATACGCACTGCATCAGCAAAATAGGCTTCCTGATTGGGATTGCCTGGCAGATAATTAGATTCGGCTCCTATGGCCGGAATCATGTGGTTCACACCGTTTTCAGGCACAGCACCGATATAGAACCCTTTGCTGGGATCTCCATCCACAAAGATACAGATCACTGTGATACCAAGATCAGGAGGTGTAAACCACATGCCGTAGCTGTTTTGGTTACCAGGATAGCGGCCGTCGTTGTTGTTGGCTGTGTTTCCCTGGGGAGTGACTCCATAGAAAGGCGGCAGATAGCTCACAGTGATCCATTTGCTACTGTCGTCTTCGGTAGAATCTCCAAACGCTTCGATATAAACCTGTAGTCGACCGCTGCGAGTGACATCAATATTGTTCATGACTTTGCCAAAGAACGGGCCTGATTCAGTGGGCATGCCCCCGCGATCTAGTTTGTAATTAGAAGGTCTTCCCCGGCTTCTCTCTTGATTTTCCATGTGTTAGGCGTCTCTTGATATGGTTTGTGGATCTGACACCTTGATCGATTCCAGTGTCAATTGAGTGTTGGCTATGCCGATTACCAAACCGTTACTGGTAATTGGCAACCCGGGCAATGCCGATTGTGCTAGATCCGCAACAGTGGTTGGAAACGAAGCCAATGTTCGATCCACGATCGCCGATGAGCTGAAATCAATCCTGGGAGATAATCGCAGGCCCAGACTGGTGCCCAAGGTATTCTGCATTAAAGATGAATTGAGTATTGCCACCGATGTGGCAGAGCTAGGCACCGGCTGACCAGTAGTCTCGGTACCACCTTCGCCATTGATAGAACTCCCTGTCGTAGACGCATTGAATCTATCAATTCCATAATCAGTGTCGTCCTGACGTGGATCCTCCGACTCATCTGATGCACCAGATTCAGTATCAATTGAAGCACCAGTCTCGGCCGTGGCCAGGCTGGTGGCAGGCTGAACAGTATCAGGAGCACGGTTGGTACCATTGGGGATTGGATACATGTAGATGGTGCCCTCGATGGTCTGTTCAAATAACCCTCCTCGGAATTCGCTCAAGACTCGTGTGGTCTTGTACACACGACTCTGTAGGGGCTGACGTTTGCCTCCGGCCGTGAACCGGCTGTACGGATCTGCTAGGCCAGTTGATACACTGTAATCTTCAGGTTTTTGCCAGGCAATCTCAAACAACACATCTTGCGTATCAAAGTTGATGCTGCCATCATCATTGAATGGCAACAGAGTGAGCTGACCAGGATTGGCCACTCCAATCACGCTGCCCTGCATCATCCAGGCAGGATCGCCTATGATTTTGAGTTTGGCGTTGGCCAAGTCAGCCAAGTTGTAGAGATTTTCTGCGGCATTTGCTGCAAGATCATTGGCTCGCCCCTGGGCACCCTGATCGCTTTCGGCACTGCGAGCAGCTGGCCAGTAATAGGGAATTTCAACCATGCTAGAACTAAAGGTTCGTTTGGCTGTGTCAATGGCACCAGTCACGGTCTGATAATAGAGATTGTTGTGGCTCTCTTTGTATTCCAGCACTGCATTGTTTTCGCCCGTGAACCAGTAGTAGTATTTTTTGTGTACGCCTTGGAATCGCGGAGCATTGAAGTAGGGTGAATTTATCTGACGTACTTCATACACACCAATGGTGTAGGTGATCTCTACAGCATAATCATTGATTTTTGTGTCAAATTGATCCAACTGCTTGGCACTGGGTATCACAGTGAACCACTGGAATCCTTTGTCATTGCCCTTGTGCTGTGGGTTTGGTCGGGCCTGATTCAGATGCTCATCAAACACGATGTTGGCCTGGTCTGTGATGTAGCTGCTGTTGCGCACAATCATCTCGATCAGCTGTACCATTTGCATGCCTGCATTGATCGAAAGATTGCGCGATTGTTGATTCGTTTGCTGCTTGTCAGGACTAACAGTTGATGTGTTAGTGCTGGCAGCAGGTCCAGACCCGGTCTGGGCAGTCGGTACTCGATCACTGGGTTTCTTGACCGTGGCCTGTTTGATGCGGGCCTCGGCTTCGGGTGTGTAGGCTATCTTGTACACATCCGGAAACTCACGTCGATTTTCTGTTTTCAATCTCTGTTGATGTTCGTTCATGGCCGCCACGATACCCCGTGTTACTGTGGATGCTGTGATCTTGGGTGGTGGCACATCAGATGCGCGGGCCGCGGTCAAGACAGTAGTTCGTTGTTGTTCAGCAGTTGGTGTTGGTTGAGTCGAAGTAGTAGTGGCGCCCGGATTGTTGGCTGGTGCTTGTGCGTTACTATATTTGGCATCGCCTGACAACATTTGATCCACTGTGGCACCTGTCAGTTCCACGCTAAATGGTATGGTTCCCCTGCGAGTGGTAAAGCCCTGGAATGCACCGAGAGGAACACCTTCCCAGTCATAGTTTACCATCTTGCTGTCAATGGTCATGTTGATGGTTTTGACCTGGAACGGTATGTATTTTTCTACCAAGGCATAACGATCCCCGGTACCAGCATCAACTGAACTTTGTGCACCTACCTGTATGATCTGGCCATCGTTGTCCATGGCATAGAAACGTATGATCATGATATACAGTGCCGAGGCCACATTGGTTGGTTTGGCTGCCAGGTCCTTGGCTGCTAGATACAGTCGATCGATCAGCGTGATATTACTGGGTTCGGTAACTGTGAACTTGATTTCAGTATAGGAATGTGCAGTGCCAGTTCCTTTGCCTGCGGCCAACGTGCCTATGCTGATGTTGTCAATATAGAAATCATCTGTGAAATAGGGGTTGCGACCATCGTTTTCATTGGTCTGAAATAATGCCTCAGGGGTGCCGGCACCGGCTCCGCGTCCACGTCCCGGGGTGCTGCTGTTGGCTGCACCGCCGCTCTGAAACAGGAGATTGTATCCGCTGATTTTGCGTCGCGGGTTCTTGGAAAATTCGTCATACTGGTCAGGACTGACCATGTAGACTGATGCCTGCCAGGTATAGCTGGGATATTGATCCAGTATGTTGGGGCGCGGAGTGATCGTGAGCGATTGAGAATCAGTGGCCACTGTGCCCTGATTGGGTGTGGCATCCCCGGGCTCTGTACCTGAATCCTCTGTGGCTCCCACACCTGGTGCCACAGACGGTGGCGGTACTTCGTTTTCGCCGTCAAAATCATCGCCATCATAGGGGATATTCTGAGTCTGCTCCAGTGTTCGTGTGGGGGCATCAGTTCCGGTGTCACTGCCCTGAGCCGATTCTGCGGTGACTGTTTGTTCAGGCTGTGTGGCCATGTGTTAGTACCCCAGGACCGATTTCAAGGTGCTCTCTTTGGGTAGATAGATGCGTGCACCAACACGGAAATCCAAGGGCGGAGCTGTGAGAGTGTTGGGGTTGCGCTGATAAAACACCCACCACAATGCTGGTGTGCCGTAAAGATCATAGGCCATAAGGTCTGGACGATACTGATAGGTCAGAGTTATCGTGGTCAGCACATCATCGCTCTGTTTGGGTATAGCGCGATTGTTCATGACATCCAAGAAAAACTGGCTATAGGGTGTGGTAAAATAGGGGCTGGTAGCGTCGTAGGTGGCCATTACCAGAATCCTCCTTTGAGTAAGTTGCCATTGGCAAATTCCCGGAGACTGAACTGCTGACTGACTTGGCTGCGTGTTTGCACTGGCAGTAGAGTGATCTGTATCTCCATCTTGGTGGGCACATAAGTGGTCTGCGTAGTCCCGCTCACGGTCTGTGCCACATAGCCTAGATCCTGTAACCCGCTCTGTGCACCACCTTGCACCTTGCCCCCGGTGGCCAGATTGATCAAACTACCGATACGACGAGCAGCAGTTTCTATAGTGCTGCCCGGGCTACTAGACACCTGGTTACGATTGACCACGAGATTCTGTCCCTGATTGTTGGGATTCACTCGTATGTAATCCACACCATTGGGTAGGTTATAGGCAAAATTAGAGATCAAGCAGGAATGATTGTTGAACTGATACTCACCAAACCCCGACAGCATGACCAAGGGCGGGGGTGCTCCTCGAAATTCGTCTTTGCCGTAGAACATCTTGGTAGCCGACCGGAAGAAATGTATCACAGCCAGGAGATACTGTGCTTCCAGAGTGTCTTGTGCAGTAAACGTGCCATTGATGGATATTTCGCCCACGGCGCTGTTCTTGTAGAAGTAACCGCGATAGTTAGAATGTGTGAGATCTCGGCGATCATATGCGGCCTCGTAGCGGGTCTGTACCTGAGGCAAGTAGGGAAATATCACACCATCGCTGGTCTTCAAGGGTGCCATTATGCCCGGATTTTCAGCACGATAAAGGTAGTTGGCATTGGGAGCCAGACGTATGCGAACTCGCCAGTCACCTGACGCTGTGCTCTGGGCGTATCTCTGCTGGAGTGTACTTTGCTCGCGAGCTCGCTGAGTGGCAGCTTGCTCTGCAGCACCCCGTTCAGCATCGTCGTCTTCGGCGGCTGTTTGACGATCTGGTGTTTCATCATCGTCGGCATCGTCGGCAAAGGGATCAAATTGCGGTTCAGGCTCTTTTGCTTCAACTTGTTCTTCTCTGTCGTCGGCAAAGGGATCAAATTGCGGTTCAGGCTCTTCTGCTTCAACTGGTTCTTCGCTGTCGTCGGCATCGTCGGCAAAGGGATCAAACTGCGGGTCAGGCTCGGTTTCTAATACAAATTCAACCGGGATCACAAAGTTGCCGTCGGGAGACAGCTGATAATTGACTTGTTGATCAGCCGGTATCCCCAGTATATCAAACACCTCGTCGAGGCTGATATTCTGTTGTAACAATTCATCTATTGCTAGTGCGGTTTCTAAGCTGTAGGCCATTGATCAATCCCCCGCATATTTACCAACATTTTTAACGACTTATATTAAGGTATTGGTTGACTTCTGCCCAAAATGTGTTACAATAAATACTGATCTGGAGACAAGGAATGCCCATCGAAGCTGTCAAGCCACCCGCCAAAATCAACTATCTCAACAATCGCGACATACTGCGCGAGATACATCTCAGCAAGAACTCTTACTGCACATTTCACGATCCACAGCAGGATCACCAGTATGATATCATATTGTCTGACATCGCCCGCATAAACCAGCGCACCATAGCCGAAGCCCGACGCAATCGTGCAGATCGTTTCACACGCGAGACTGGACAAGAAGTAAACGAGAAAAAGATCCCCAATACCGATCTGGTATTTCGAATCATGACCTGGGAACACATACCCCTGGCACCCAAAAAACCCAACCGCACTGCCAACAAAAAGAGGCGTCTGGAAGACATCCTAGATCTTGATGACTTTGTTGAGGAAACTGTGATTGATCCTGTGGCCGATGTTATACAGGATCCCACGCATATGCGAGTAAACTTCCCGCCTTTTTTCCACTACCGCGTCAACGAGCACAAGATTCCCTACATAGTGGGCAAGAGTCACTGGCAAGGTGAGCTAGATTTGGGTATTTTTTGCAAAGACCACGGCGCCATGACACGTCGTCTGGCCATGATGTTCATGAAACTGTGCGAGCGCTATGCCACCCGCTCAAACTGGCGGGGCTATACCTACAATGAGGAAATGCGTGGACAGGCCTTGCTACAGCTATCACAGATTGGTCTGCAGTTTGATGAGTCAAAGAGTTCCAATCCCTTTGCCTACTACACCGCGGCCATCACCAACAGCTTCACCCGTGTGCTCAACATCGAAAAGAAGATGCAAAATATTCGTGATGACATCCTGGAGATCAACGGACTCAATCCTTCCTGGACACGTCAATATAGCCAGACTAAACCGATCAGTGTTGCAGTTTCGTCAGAAGACTAGTAAACTAGTGAGATGACAAATCTATTCCGCAAGGCCATCGTTTTTACAGATCTGCATTTCGGTCTGAAGAGCAATAGCCTTCTACACAATCAAGACTGTGCCCGGTTTGTGGACTGGGTGATCGAAACTGGTCGGGCACACAGTTGCGAGACCGGGCTGTTCCTGGGTGACTGGAGTCATCATCGTGCCAGTATCAACATGCAGACCTTGCAATACAGTCTGCGTGCCTTGGAAAAACTGTCCGCGGCATTTGATCAATTCTACTTCATTCCGGGCAATCACGATCTCTACTATCGTGATCGACGGGATATTTACAGCACTGAGTGGGCGCGCCACCTTCCCAACATCCAGATCTGCAATGACTGGTTCCAGTCAGGCGATGTGGTCATAGCACCTTGGCTGGTCGGTGACGATCACAAGCGCATACCCAAACTCCAAGCTCGCTACATGTTTGGGCATTTTGAGCTGCCGCATTTCAAGATGAACGCCATGGTAGAAATGCCCGACCACGGCAACGTCAAGAGCGAGCACTTTGGGGGATTTGATCAGGTGTTCTCGGGCCACTTCCATCTCAGGCAGCACAACCGAAACATACACTATATCGGCAATGCATTCCCGCACAATTATGCGGATGCCGGCGACAACCAGCGCGGTTGCATGATCCTGGAGTGGGGCAAGGATCCAGAATTTCATGCCTGGCCGGACCAGCCTCTCTACAATGTGTGGAATCTGTCGCACGTGATCGACAATGCAGCCGACATTCTGCGTCCCAACATGCATGTGCGAGTTCAACTGGACATTGAGATCAGTTACGAAGAAGCCAACTTCATCCGAGAAACATTCATACAGCAGTATGGACTCAGAGAGATGGCCCTGATCCCCAACAAACGCACGGCGCTGGAAGAAGATCTGTCGCCAGGCGAAGTGCGTTTTGAAAGCGTGGATCAGATCGTGACCGATCAGATCAGCCGGATTGAAAGCGAATTCTACGATTCTAAACTGCTACTCCAGATCTATCAGACTTTATGAATATATCTGTGGAGTTTGAATATCATCAATGCAATCATCCCGTATTGGTACAGATATCAGTAATTGACCAAACTCATACTCTAGACTTACAGAGTGGACAAAAAACTATCTCGATAGACTTTGACCTAGACAATCCCACTGTGAATCAAAACGTAACAATGATAATTGGCTGTAAGAATCCTGCCATAGTGCAAACACCACTCACTGTCACCAGGGTGTTGTTAGATAACTTCTATCATCGTGATCAGTTTTCCTATCGCGGTAGACCAAAATTTAGCTTGGAATTTCTCAAAGAAGCCCAGTGCCGCGGACAATATCTTGATACTACAGTGACTGATAGCAACCGATTAGACTTTATGGGAGAATTGCATGTTGTATTTGCCTGGCCCTTTTGGCGCAACATGCGAGACCAATGAGAAAGCATATAATCAACATAGGATTGCCAAGATGTGGTACCACGTGGTTATGGTCACATCTTGCGAAACTAATCTCATACCCAGATCCAGTCAAAGAAAACGCAATACTGCACGAGAATCCAGACATCACACTATATCGAGAGTATTATCAGCGGTTTGATATCTCACTAAATTTTAATACCAACCTGTATCTATTAGACCAATATTTGATTAATCATCTTGACGCAGTGGCCACACATGTGTCTATAATACTGCGCAATCCATACCATCAAATGCAGAGCTACTATAATCTGATTCGCGCAAGTGTTAATTTGGATCAGTTTCCAAATTGGGCTGTAGAACAGGGACTGTATCGATATGCAGATATCATATCACGTTGGCAATCAAACATCAGCAAACCATTGCAAGTGTATCTATATGATGATCTAGCACAAGATCCAGATAAGTTTCTAGCACAATACCTGCAGTTTTGCAATTTAGATGTCCAGCTAGACCCCAACACAAACTATTACGCATCTAAAAATTCTTCTACTACACTAGACCGACCTATATTTTCTCTTGATCAAATAGCTCTTATCAACGAGCAAATTGATCAAACTCAAGATATTGTTGCTCGAGACCTATCACACTGGAAGCTATGATTCACATACAAGATCTTACAGTTAAAAACTTCATGAGCGTGGGTAATGCCACGCAGGCCATTAGCTTTGACCGCAAAGACCTTACACTAGTCCTAGGCGAAAATCTTGATCTCGGTGGCGACGGATCCAGGAACGGTACTGGTAAAACTACCATTATCAACGCTCTCAGTTATGCTCTTTTTGGTCAGGCCTTGACCAATATCAAGCGAGACAATCTCGTGAACAAGACCAACGGCAAGGCCATGCTGGTCAGTCTTGAGTTTGCTGTGAACGGTGTAGAGTATCGAGTGGAACGTGGGCGTAAGCCCAATGTGTTCCGACTCATGATCAACAATGAAGAACGTGCTGCCGAAGACAACAGTCAAGGCGACAGCCGAGAAACCCAGACTGCATTGGAAAGCGTGCTGGGCATGAGTCACGACATGTTCCGACACGTGATAGCACTCAATACCTATACCGAACCATTCCTGGCTCTCAAGGCCAACGACCAACGAGCCATTATCGAACAGCTCTTGGGCATCACTCAGCTGAGCGAACGTGCCGAGCGCG